TCCTGTTAACGTATCTGGTGCGTCGTCAAACTTATTCGCTTTAAATAACTTCTTATATTTAGTAACGTCATTATAGAACTCGGACCACCTTAACCCCCAATCACTAGGAAAAACTATTTTATTGTTAACACTTGCGCTATTGGAGAAAATCCTAGCTTCTTTATTGTTGCTTTGATGAAACCAAAATATATTAGTTTTCTTTACTCCTTTTTCTATTACCCTCGCAAAGCCACGCCCCCCGTTATTGCTTTCAATATGCGCCTCATTTACTTCATTACTGTTTAATAGGTTTATTGTCTTTGGCTCTGTAACCTCCATTGGATCACTCGTATAAAGAACATCTAAAACGTAAATATGTTTGTCTGTTTTTGCTACTGGAATACCATAAACAATAGAACAAAGCCTATCTTTCCCAGTATCTGCGGTGTCTGTATAATTCTTAATTATTTTAAGCTCTGGTAACTCTCGATAAGTCTTGAATTTAGAGTATAACATACCCTCTGCTGTTTGCGGGTCTCCTTGATATAAACAACTAAATTTTTCTATGTCTAATTCCCTAGAGCTGGTAAGGCTTTCAAGACTATGCATATTCTCCCAAAGAGACTCTCCTTTTTCTCTTGGGTCAATCATTGTTTTTTCACTTTCTTTTATAGCCTCAAAATTAACCTTTAACCATTCATCGTGTTTTAAATCTATTTGGTCGATATTATCTATATTGGTTATTTCTTTAACTTTTCCTTTACTCTCCAGGCGTCCTATTAAATCGTCCTCATGCCAACGAGTGAATACGATTAACTGTTGACTATCATTGTGTAACCTTGTTGTTACTACTGACGTGTACCAATCCCAAACAGTGTCTCTTATTATTGGACTATTCCCCTCCATGTAATCTTTATAAAGGTCGTCCATTATCATTACATCTACTTTATTACCTGTTAATGGTCCTCCTCTACCTACGGACTTTAGCCCTCCTTTTTTGTTTACTATCTCAAACTCCAAAGAATTTCTAAGGTAGTTACTAGCAACCGTTACGACGTTAGATTTATTTAATGTTGTCTCTGGGAATATATCGTTATAAATTGTAGTATCTATTATTCTTTGAATATCTCTATTGAATTTAGACGCAAAGGTAGTGTTATAAGATGCAACTGCAATTTTTTTATTTGGATTAAGACCTAAAATATAAGCTGGTAGTCTCCTGGTGCTTCCCTCACTTTTACCGTGTTGAGGTGGCATAGTAATAATAAGCCTTTTTATGTTGCCTTTTGCAAACCTATCTAATAACGTGTAGTATTGCTTATGAAATGGCTCTATCTCAAAATTATCTAGTGTAGCCTTAGTAAATCCTAAAAGACTTTGCCTAGACTTCCTTACCTCATATTCATATAATAAAGCTGAGGTTAGTTTTTTTTGTTCGTAGTTAAGGCTAGATATTTCCAATCTCTTTTATTTTAGCCTCTAATTGTTCATCGGTGTATTGTGATAAATCTAACTTTCCTTTGTGGGTTGTTTCTGCTCTATCAGTCCAACCGTGATTACTCTTTAAATTCATTATAGCAAGGCTTGGGACTATTTCTCCCTTTTTACCGTTGTAAAAGCAATTAGACTCACAATTAGACTTTATAGCTGTTAATAAGGGTTTTAGTGTTGGAAATTTATCTACAATATATCCGTAAACGTGATGGTATGTCTTTTGTTTCTTTGCTACTTCTCCAATAAAGTCATATTCTAAATTCTGCGATATTTTAACGGCTTCTTCCATAAAGGAGGTAGACTCCTCTAACGTCCAATGCTCGTTATATTGATTTCCTCCAGCCATAATTAGTTTAGTATTTCATTATTAAACACAAATTCCCATTTAATCTCACAATTTAAAAATGTAGGTATTTCATATATTGGAGCGGCTGTATATGTTATTTGCCATTCTCCAAACTCATGTATTAAATCCTCTTGTGCACTTATTATAATAATTACAAAGTTAATAAATTTTATTTATATTTGCGTTGCCGCTTAACTCAAAGCGGAATATAAATATTTGCATTATGAGTTATTACAAGTAAAAGACCCTCGTCGTTATGATAAGGGTCTTTTTAGATTTTGAACTAAAAAATCTGTTTTGCGCCTACTATTTAGGGTTTCGGCTTTCCCTTATTATTTTATTTATTTGTTTTCGTTACTATGTATTTTTAATACTTTTCCGCATATCTCGCAATAATTTTCTTTGTTATTAGTAATTAAGTTTGTTGCTGACAGCTTTATATTATAATGCGGAAAAAACCATTGAAATATACGTAGTTTAATTCTTTCTGCTTTACTCATAGTTTCTCTAGTTCTTGTTTAACTTCTTGCCAATATTCAGAATATCTATATTCAATAGGTTTTTCTTGTGATTTTAAAAATCCCCAACTAATTTTCATTCTTGTTGCTTTCAATATCTCATCAACACATATTAAAGCACATTGTTTTACTTGACTGTCATACATTGAAACGGGTAAGCCTTTACTTTCTGAATTTTTACCCCCTAATTTAACGTAATGAATAACTTGCATTTTTGCCACTAACTCTTTTGCTTTTTGTTTTGCTTTCATTATTGACAAACGTATTTTTTATATTGGATTAATCGGTCTCCAGTATAAACTTTTGCGTATTCATCACCACATTTAGAGCAATCTATTGTTAAAGGTGTTTCTCCTTGTATAATATGTCTCCCGTCTATTGTAACCTGGATTAATTGAGAAACCGCACTACATTTGTTATTTGTTTCTATTGTATTTTGTGGAGTTTCTATCGGATCTGTTGAGCAACTTAAAAAACCAAGTGCTAATAGTAAAATTGTTAATTTTTTCATGATTTTAAATGTTAAGGTTTATTATATGTCGCTAATTTAACTTTTTTGTTACACCGATCGAACCCTCAAAAATGCGTTTATCTATATCGTTACGCTTTGTAAATTTAGCAATTAAATCTATTGTTAGAAAACTTAAATCATAACTAATCTTTCCTCGAGGATTAAAATAACTATCCGTAGTACCTAAATATTTTTGTTTTTTGTTTCTTATAGTTACATGATATTGATTTCCTAAGCTTAAATAAACGTTTTCTAAAGGATTTATTATATAATCTACACCTACCCCGTAGTTTTGGTAATTAGCGTTGTAAAACATACCGTAAAACACATATACACCAATATTATTTTCTATTGCTCCAACTTCAATATCAAAATCTAACCCGTTTACTATTGTTCTTTTGTTTTCTTTAATGTTTAGTAAATTGTTAACATCGACATTAAAAGAAATGTAAGGTTGTGCTGTGCATTGTCTTATTGCGAATAAGAATAAACCTAATGATAGTAAAGTAACTATCCAAATGTTTTTTAAATCTGTTTTAATTTTCATAATCTAATAGTTTTTTTAATTTTTGTTTATAATATTGTCTTGTTTTTTTTAATTGTTCTCTATCCCATTTAAAAGATGTTTTTTTGTCTAATAATGCTTTGCTATCTAAAAGGTCTAAAAATCCTTTAGAGTATCGTTTAATTAATCCTACACGATAACCAGACTCATTGCCATCTTTAAAATTATTACACCCTATGCATTGACCGTGTATATTTGTTTCATCTAACTTTAATGTAGAAAATAATTCAGCTTTATAAAAATGCCCAGCATGAAAATCACTATGCCATGCTTCATTACATGAAATACATGGTTTACCTTTATCCCTTTCTTTAATATAATCATGACAAGCGTTTACTGTGTTTTGTAATAACCAACTTAGTGATTTGTTGTTTTTGTGTTCTTCTTTTGCTGTTTCTAAATCTTTTCTATGTTTAGCAGCTTTAATAGTTGCTTTGTTTAGTTTTTCTTTACCCTCTGGATTGTTTAAATAGTAATCCGACAAACAACCATTAGCAAAACAATAGCCGTATTTATGAGCATAAGTTTTTAAACCGTTTCTTTCAGTGTATTTAATTGGTTCTTTACAAGTTTTACATTTCTTCATATTAAAAAGGTAAATATTGTTTTTTGGGGATTAATTCTATGTGTTTATTTATTTCGTGTTTCTTTAAATACCTGTCTTTTATAAAAAATCCTCTTTCGTTATAAGTAAGTAATTTATTTGTTTTGGTATTTATTACTTTTTTACATGGTGTAATTTTATATTCAGGATATTTTTTAAATTGCCATTTAAGTTTAAATTTTACATATATTATATTCATAATCAATTAGTTATTTGAAACAATGGTGATTATATACCAGTGTTGTACGCAATAAAAATTACTACGCTATTCTATAACCAACATAATCACATTTACTACAATGCACATTCTTCTGTGCAGGCATACTTGTAAGTGTTACCATTGGGTTACTATCATACATTTCTTCACCACATTTAGGACAGGCAATACCATTTAATCTTGGGCTGTTATCATTCATTTCCCATTGAATACTACTTGCTTGTGCATTGTGTTCGTTTAAGTCTTTAAGTTTTTTG